CAGGCTTCATACGTGGATGAGGATAGATCTTATGGGTATCAGCCAGTAGTTTTATGGGAAGCCCCTGCACAAACAAGTTACAAAACAATTAATGAAAAATCAAAAACAAATAATTTTACATTAAGTGCGGTTGCTTTAAATTCTGATTTGTCTGCTTCAAGCCCAACGGTAGTAAATAGACAAATTATTAATAATATTATAGACATAGGAGAAAATGTATATTGGCTATCAAGATTACAAGGTTATCTATATGCTAATGGCGAAATAATAAAATATGACGCCGTTCAATATTCTATACCTACTATTGGACTTGTTTGGATATCTGATGAATTAGAATATCAAAAATACTTTTCAGAACTTCCTTTTAATGGAAAGATGTATCCTACTGGATTAGTTAGAATATATACAGAGCCATACTATGAAATTATAAAAAATAATTTAGGAGAGGACATAACTGTTTACAAAAATGGCAATGTTAGAAAAAATGGTAGAGGACAGTTTGGAACATCTCTAGTGGGACATTATGCTGGTATAGATTCGTATTGGAGCGATGAAAATAATTTAAATGGATACTCTATGGATACCAGTTATTTATTTACAACAACTCCAACAAATAACATAGTTAGACCGCCTACTTTTGGTTTTGGTCAAGTAAATACTTGGATAAATAATAAATCAAAAGAGTCTAGTGTAAATAGTATTATTGCAAATTTTTTAAGAGAAACAATACCTTCTGATGATATTGTTAAAACATTAAGGACTACTTCAAAAGCAACAGTTCAGTCATCAGCATTAGTTTTTAGTGGCCCAAAAGTAGATATTAGTAAAAATCAAATATCTTATGTTAGAAAAGAATTAGATGCAGATTATAAACATTTTGGAACAAGGATGAGAATTATTGGTAAAAAAGAAGCAAATGAAAAGATACAAACTCCATTAAATGCAACAGAGTACTATGTTATTCCAGCACAAGCAGGTAGTAAAGACGTAGCAATAAGTGGGGGCTCTGGTGGTATAGCCATAATGGTTCCCCCTATCTCAACTTCTCAAGAATTAATAAATAAACCTGGTGGGTATTATTTTGAAATATGCTCTTTAACTACAGATAATTTGGAACTATATAATACAACTAACAGTAATACTGGAGAACCAGAAACGGTATTGCACAATGTTTTATTTTACAAAGTTGTAGACGGGGTTAAAGACGGAAAGCAAATTGCAGTTCCATATAAATTATGGGGTGGTTTAGCAAAAATATTAGTTGATGAAGGCAATTTTGTAGGTCAAGATAGATTATCACAAGAAGCAAATCCTACTGTTTACGATCTTGCTATGGAATATAAAGATATTGGAAGCGTAAGAAGATTTTATTTATATTTAAATGGACATCAAATTGCAACAGTTGACGATGAAAGCCCCATACAAAAAACATACAATAACTTAGCACTATTTACAAGAGGTGGCTCAAAGTGTATGTTTGAAAATGTTTATGCTCTTAAAAATCAATATTCTCAAGAAAGCAAAAGTACTGTTGTAGAAATAGAAAAAGATACATTTGGAGTAAAACAAATAAACTCTTCAGACGCTTTAAAAAAATATGCTTTATCTGGATTTGTTCAAGCAAGCCATTTATCTGGAATAAGTTCTCAAAATACAAATAAATATAAAATTTACTACGAAGAGTTTGGAACAATATTAAGAGAATGCTATTATTTTAATATTAAATATGACAAAGCATACCCAGCATTTAGAGCAATTTTAAAACCAACTGTAAACAACGAAAAAACATATACCACTTCAGGATTTTCAGCAGATCCATACGGAGCAGAGTTTTTAATATTTAATGCAACCGATAAAACTATAGTATTAGACGAAACATCTGGAAATCATTTAGAGGTTATAGGAATTACGTTTACTCAAAATACTACCAATACATTGACAGTAGATGATTACTATAAAAATAAATCTAATTTTGCGGACCCTTTAGTTATCAATAATACTATTGTTTCTCCAGATAGACAAAACGCTATATATCAAGACATAAAAACAAGCAGGTCAAAGTATGGAAGAAATGAATTTAACCTAGAGGCAGTATATATTCAAAGTCAAGATCAGGCCAATGAATTGATGGATTGGATGATGTCTAGATTAATATATCCAAAACAAATTGTCAGCATAGAAGTTTTTGGAGTGCCTCATTTACAATTGGGTGACGTTATTCAAATAGACTATAATATAGATAATGATAACTATGTTGATCCAAACAAGAGGTTTACTGTGGTAAATATTGATTATGGTTACTCCGAAAAAGGTCCTTCTAGTGTAATAAGGGTAGTTGAAATATAATGTCATCAAAAAAAACAGTTTCTAATAAGTCTACCCCAACATCAAAAGTTGATTATAGTAAAGGTATTATGGGGTCAGGCTCTCCTACACGAAATCCAGTAAAAATGTTTTATGGAAGTAGATATGAGCCATCATCAAATAAAAGTTCATCTTCAAATACTTCACAAAATAGTGGTACTAAAGGTAAGTATGATAAAAGTTTAACAATTTCTGTACAGTCTGCTTCTTATTGGGATCATTATATATCAAATAATTCTTTACAAACAGTAGTTTCACAGGTTGGATCTGCACCAGTTGCAATGGCAGCAGCACCAACTACAGCCATTAAACTTCCAGATAGAGATAACTTATTTACTTTGCAAAACAATGCTGATGCTGCATTAATTACTAACATTGTTTTTGAAAAATTAGGAGCGGTTGAGTTAACAAAATTTACTAGATCAGATACTGTAGAAGGGATAAATCCTTATTACAATATTATTTCTAATTTAGATCAAATTAAAAAAGAGTTTGATACCTCTAATTTAGTTTTGTCTCAAAAATCAGATACTTCTTTATATAATGCATTTTCTATTAAACTATCTACCAAAATACCTAAAGATAAATTTTTAGAAGAAAGAGGGCTAGATAACTATATATATATAGATGAAAATGGTAGTTTGATTATAGAACTAGACAATATTACTCAGGATGAGTTAATAGAGATTGAAATAGACACGAATGGTACAATTGTAGAGGTGAGATAATGATTACTAATGACGGAAAACAAATTATAGCCAAATTTTTATTGGGTCAAGCACCCAACTTTGCTTCCTATATTGCCGCTGGCTGTGGCCCTAAACCTATGGTTGTTGGCCAGTCAGCCTCAGTTTCTTCTGCTAAAGATTCGTTAGATTTTGAAATGTTTAGGGTTCCTATTTTGTCTAAAGGTTTAATCAAAGAAAATGGGGTAGAAAAGTTAGTATTAAAAGCAGAAATGCCTAACGATCAAAGATATAAAATAACTGAAGTTGGAGTTTACCCAGCAGCAAATAATTCAATAGCGGGTCAATATGATAGTAAATTATTAATTACATTTTCTACAGCAGAGCCCTGGATATATTCAGACGGCACAAGTTCTTCGGCAGTACCATACCCAAATGTTCCAATTGATCAAGGAAATAATAGTGCAAGTATAAATTCAAGTACTGAAGAATTTTTATTTATTAATTCTAACTCAACTATTTTTGATAATCAAACTAGACAAAACAGACAGGAGCCACCACGATATTTAAATAGAGCACTTATGGTATCTGGAAGTTCGTCTTTTATTGAATCGGGTTTTGATATAGTATATGGATCTAAATATATTGAAAATTCTTCCGTAAATATCGATCTAAGTCAGAATTTGCCAGATGATGAAATTAAATTAGCATTTAGTTTGATTAGTAGGCTTGCTTCTACAAACACAAACCCTGATGAAATTAAAATAGTTTTAGAATTTGTTAACAATCTAAGTAACTCTGCTATATCAACACCAAAGGCTGTAGCAAGAATTAGCGTTTCTGATTATGAAATTCAAGCAAATAGATATAGGGTTGTAACTAAAAAACTTTCTCAATTTGTTCAAGACTCAACATTTTCTTGGGCTAACGTAAATTTGTTAAGAATATATTGTTCTGTGATTAATTCAGGAACTCCAACAGATGATTACTACGTACTATTAGATGGATTAAGAATAGACAATGTAACTGTAGAAAATCCACTATACTCTTTAGTTGGATATAATGTTATTGCAACAGATGATGGTTTGCCAACTCTTAAAAAAGAAAATACAAATAATTATATAGAATATAGATTTGGTATTGGAGTTTCTTAATGCCAAAAGTTATAGTTCCAGTAGATAAACTTCCAGTTCCTGGTGTAGATGGAAAACATAAAATAAGGTTTAGAATAACCACAAAAGACTATAATGAAATTTCAGAATGGTCTCCAGTATTTATTTTAGACAGTACGGGTCAAATAGCAGGTGCCAGTGCATCATATTCTTATGACGTTGTTACAACTACATCAAACGATAGGATAATTAACGTTTCATGGGAAGATGTCCATTATAGTGTTGATAGTGCTGCTCACGACCTATTTATAAGATGGAACTATTCAACAGGATACGAGTATTACGGAAGGGTAACTGGAAATAGTGCTACAATAAGGGTTCCAATATCAGCAACTACTTTTAGAATTAAAGTTCAACTTCCTTCTTACCCAGTACCACCAGAAGAAAATAATATTTTTAAATTGTTTGAGACATCTGTAATAACCCTATAATGGTATAATGGAGATAATATGGCAACTATAATTTCACCTACGCGTGGACAACCACTAGACGTCACCTTGATTTCATCATTAGTTGAGGCAGTCAGTGATCTTCAAAATTCTCAAATAACATCCACTCAGTCAAAAATCAATGATGTTTCAGTAAATAGTTCTTCAATAAAGATATTTGCTAAGACTCAATCTATAAATATAAATAACATTACCACTAACCAAGAAAAGCCATTCTTTTTTGAGTATCCAAATTATACCAATACTCCAGTTGCAGTAGTAGGTGTAACAAATGTTACAAGTACAGTGTCTGGAGGAAACGCTGCTACGGTAGTTTTAACTTCAGTAACAAAAAATAGAGCAGATGGAATTATAAAGTTTCCTTCTGGAGCAACTGGATCAGTAACTATAGATGTTAATATTATTGCAATCGGAACGGCCTAAATAAGGTGAATGTTAAACAAGCCTTGACATGTGCTAAATGTTCTGCTAAAATGTTTGTAGATAGGGTATTTTTATCCCATGATCATATTGAATTATATTGCTTAAAGTGTGGAAAAAGAGATATGTATCACGGTACTGATAAATTTAACGAGAGAATAAGATGGATAATGTCCCAAGAAAGAATAAGAGCAAAAAAGAGTGGCAATCCTCTGTAAAGCCAAGTAACATTATTTTTTTTATAAATGATGAACTTGTGAGGACATTGCATACAAATAGAGCAAATAATATTTGCATATTATATAACTATGTTCAAGATAAAGAACAAACTATGCTTTTATCTGATTTTAAAAAACATAGAAAAAAAGCATATACTGTTATAAATACAACAAGAATATTTGCAAGATCTAGGGTACAATTTGAAAGATTAATAAAAAGAGGAATTATTCCTGCTCCAATAGGTGCTAACGTAGGAGGAGTAAGGGCATGGCAAAAAATGTCTTATTTTTCAGAAGATGATCTATTTAAAATTCGTGAGGGAATGGCAAGTGTTCACTCAGGAAGACCAAGAAAAGATGGTAGGGTAACTCCAAGAAAAGATATTCCTAACGAAAAAGAGTTGCGTTCTTTGATAGGAAAGGATATAATGTTATATACACAGAATAAAGATGGGGAATTTATCCCTGTCTGGGCAGAAGAAACGTGGTGAAATATGTCTGACAAAACAACAGTATCAGCAACATTGGGCTATACGCTAAATCTAGGAAACTTTCAAAGTTTAAGAGTTGACCTTGGTTGCACTGACTTCCTTAGAGATGGGGAAACTATGGACACAGCGATGGATCGTGTTTATAAGTTTGTTGAAGAACAAGTTATTGCAAAAGTAGATGAGGCTAAGAAAGAACTAGAGTAGTGACAAATAAGCAACAAAAATTTGCACTTCTTACTAAATTCAGAAAACGTTTAAAAGATAAAGGTTTAGACGATACTATGAATATGCATGCCGAGCAATGGGCTGCAGATGCTCTTATTCAATCATACACTTTACAAGGATGCTATGATTTGGTAGAATATTATTTTGCAGTAAGTGCAAGTCCTAGTTGGAGATGGTTTGCATATAATGCAGATAAGGTGTATTCAGCAAAAAAGTTAAAAGAAGAAGATGACAAAGTTCGTGCAATAATGCGTGAACAAGCGAAAGAGTGGTTAAAGTAGTGTCTGCAGAATTAGAAGCCAAGGTGCTTTCGGCGGTATTAAAAGATAAACAACTACACGTACTACTACAAGCAAACCCAGATAGTTTATTTAGAACCCATAAGGATGTATGGGATTTTATAAAACAATATAGCGAACAAAACTCTGTAGTTCCATCAATACCTTTGGTGGTAGAAAAATTTAGAGACTTTGATCCTGTTGGAGAAATAGGAAATACTAAGTATCATTTAGAAGAACTAAGAACCTCTTATTTACAAGATAGTTTAAGTAATGTTCTAATGTCTACAGCAAAACAATTGCAAGATAACAAACCAAATGATGCTTTAAATAATTTAATTGGAAAAACTTCAGAATTAAAAAAGATAACTGCTGATATTAGAGATGTTGATGCAACTGATATCGAAGATGCATTAGCACACTTTCATCACGTTAAAGAGTTAAATGAAAAGGGAAACTATGGTATTAAAACAGGTCTTGCAGGTTTTGACAACTATCTTCCAGCGGGTATTACTCCTGGCCAGTTTGGCATTCTTCTTGCCTATCCTGCTATTGGTAAGTCTTGGCTTGCATTGTTTATGGCTGTTCAGGCATGGAAAAATGGAAGAAAGCCATTAGTCATATCTCTTGAAATGACAGAGACAGAGGTTCGTAATCGTGTTTATACAATTATGGGTCAAGGAATGT